TGGAAATGTTTTGATAAATTTTGTTTTGTTAAGCCACTAAAAGATGTTTCTAAATGGAGCGTTTTAAAAGAAAAAAAATTATTAGGTGAGCTTATGTATAGCAATGAGTATTTAAATGAATTAGGGATAGCCTGTGGAGATGTGGTGGGCTTTACACCTGACTCTGAATATGAGTTTAATATAGAAAATGAAAAATTATATAGAATATTATCAAATCAAATAACATATGTCGAGAACACAAAAAGTAATTGATGCTTCAGAAAAAGCCTTAGTTGAACTTGAAAAAGTAATTAGACAAGAAATAAATTTAAAAGAATTAGATCCAGAAAAAGCAAAAATAGCAGCACAAGCAAAATGGGTTGCAATAGATGATTCTTTAAAAATAATAGAAAAAATAGAACAGCTTTCTGATAATAAAAAAGAAGATAAATCTGTAAAGTTTTTAGGTGTAGAAGATAGAATAAAATAATGTATAAACAAAATTTATATTCAATTCACACAGGCCATTTAAACGATAAAAAAATAAAAAATCAAAACAGATATAAAAAATTTAAACCCGGATATAATGAGGAACTTGATTGTGTTGTAATAAGCAAAGACGGTACAATAGGTGATATATATGAAATTCAAGGTCTAAAGGTAGCAATACCTCAAATTCCAAAACAAATAAATGGATCTAATTTAAAAGAAAAAGATCAAGTATTTATTAAACAGGAAAGACCGCAATCACTTAATAGAATAAAAACCATATATGATTTTAAACAACATAAAGAAGATCTTAAAGAAAAATACTATAAGTATATTGATGCTGAGTTTAATTATCGTAATGATGGCTATTGGTTCATGTGCAACGGGGTACCAACTTTCCTTACAGGGTCACACTATATATACCTCAACTGGACTAAGATCGACGTGGGATCACCAGATTTTAGACAAGCAAATAGATTATTTTTTTATTTCTGGGAAGCATGTAAATTGGATTATAGATCCTACGGAATGTGCTACCTCAAAAATAGACGGTCTGGTTTCTCCTTTATGGCGAGTTCAGAAGTTGTTAATATTGCAACCACTACAAAGGATTCAAGGTTTGGGATATTATCAAAGACAGGAGCTGATGCGAAAAAAATGTTTACAGACAAGGTGGTACCTATATCCACGAACTATCCGTTCTTTTTCAAACCAATACAGGACGGTATGGAACGCCCCAAGACTGAGCTATCCTATAAGGTCCCGTCAAGAAGGCTTACGAGAAATACCATTAGAGCCGCGGGAACCGAAGAGGATACGCCGACCGGATTGGATACAACGATCGACTGGAAGAACACCGGCGATAATTCCTACGATGGGGAGAAACTACAACTCCTTGTCCACGATGAATCGGGTAAATGGGAAAGGCCGGACAACATCCTCAATAACTGGAGGGTTACAAAAACGTGCCTCCGCCTCGGGTCAAAGATAGTTGGGAAATGTATGATGGGATCCACATCTAATGCTTTAGATAAAGGTGGGGATAATTTTAAAAAATTATATAATGATTCCGACGTTACAAAACGAAATAAAAATGGCCAGACTTCAAGTGGATTATATTCTTTGTTCTTACCTATGGAATGGGGTTACGAAGGATTTATTGACAAGTATGGGTATCCTGTATTCAATACACCATCAGAACCGGTTGAAGGAATTGATGGCGAAAAGATATATACGGGAGTTATCGAGCATTGGGAAAATGAAGTTGATGGTTTAAAGAATGATTCAGATAGTTTAAATGAATATTATAGGCAATTTCCTCGGTCAGAAAAACATGCTTTCAGAGATGAAACATTAAATTCATTATTTAATCTTACAAAAATATATGAACAAATAGATTATAATGAAGAAATGACAGCTAAAGGATACGTAGTTAGAGGTAATTTTAGTTGGACAAAAGGTATTAAAGATTCAAGTGTTAATTGGGTCCCACAAAAAAATGGTAGATTTTATATAAGTTGGACTCCCCCTAAATCTTTACAAAATAATATTATTGAAAAAAACGGTATAAAATATCCTGGTAATGATGGGCTAGGCGCTTTTGGGTGCGATTCTTATGATATATCAGGAACAGTTGGAGGACAAGGATCTAATGGAGCATTACACGGATTAACAACATTTTCAATGATATCAGATGTGCCCAGTAATAAATTTTTTTTAGAATATGTGGCTAGACCCCAAACAGCTGAAATATTTTTTGAAGATGTACTTATGGCTTGTTGTTTTTATGGTATGCCTATACTTGCAGAAAATAATAAACCTAGACTGTTATATTATTTAAAAAGAAGAGGTTATAGAGGTTTCTCTATGAACCGCCCGGATAAGCTTAAAAAAAATTTATCTAAAACAGAACACGAGCTAGGCGGTATTCCAAATAGCTCGGAAGATATAAGACAGGCTCACGCTGCTGCAATAGAGTCTTACATAGAAGAATATGTAGGAAAAAATGAAAATGGGTATGGCAGTATGTATTTTCAAAGAACTCTTGAAGATTGGGCTAAATTTGATATATCAAAAAGAACAGCCTACGACGCTTCAATAAGTAGTGGGTTATCAATAATGGCTTGTAGAAAACATTTTTATAGGCCCGTTGGTATTAGAACAACAAAAAAATTAGATTTTGGATTTTCAAAATATAAAAACGAAGGTATTAGGAGTCAGTTAATAAAATAAATATGGCATATACAACAAGTTCAAAAACACAATTTCCAAGTCAAGCGGTTGCTGACGAGGTGAAACAATCTTCTGAGTATGGAACAGAAGTAGCCAAAGCTATTGAGATTGACTGGTTTAATAAAGACAGTAAAACAGGAAGGTACTATCAAACCAAAGATGAGTACCATCGACTAAGATTATATGCTAGAGGCGAGCAATCAATAAATAAATATAAAGACGAATTTGCTATAAATGGAGATTTATCATATTTAAATCTTGATTGGAAACCAGTACCTATTATCCCAAAGTTTGTTGATATAGTAGTTAATGGAATGCAAGATAGATTATTTTCAATAAAAGCTTTTGCGCAAGATCCTATATCTACAGGTAGAAGAACCCAATTTGTTAATGATTTACAAAGAGATATAAATGCTAAATCATTATTAGAAGATATTGAAAATCAATTAGGCGTAGATGCAAGAAATATACCTATAGATGATGGCCCTGAAAATACTGAAGAATTAGAATTATATATGCAGCTGGAATACAAACAAGGTATTGAAATAGCTGAAGAACAAGCAATTGATAATATATTTTTAAGAAATAAATATAATCAAATTAAAAAAAGAATTGATTATGATTTAGCTGTATTAGGCATTGGCGCGGCAAAACATTCTTTTAATAATACGGATGGTATAAAATTAGATTATGTAGACCCCTCTAATTTAGTTTGGTCTTATACAGAAGATCCTAATTTTGAAGATTGTTACTATTTTGGTGAAATTAAAAGAGTAAAAATTAACGAACTAAAAAAAGAATTTCCTAGTTTATCAATTGAAGACTTAAAAGATTTACAAAAAAAAGGTGGTTATTATGGAAATTATGATAACAATAATGCTTATAATAATAGCGGTAGTGATAATAACACGGTAACATTATTGTATTTTAATTGGAAATCTTTTGAAAATGATGTTTACAAAATAAAAGAAACAACTACAGGCGGTAATAAAGCTATAATTAAAAATGATCAATTTAATCCGCCTAAAGATAAAAGAACCAGATTTGAAAGAGTTGCACAAACAAGGGAAGTAATTTATGAAGGAGTATACGTTTTAGGTGGTAGTATGCTTTTAAAATGGGAAAAAGCAAAAAATATGATTAGACCTTATTCAAACACAAATAAGGTTATGATGAATTATATTGTTTCAGCACCTAGACTTTATAAAGGCAATATAAATTCTTTAGTATCTAAAATGACCCCCTATGCCGATCTAATTCAACTCACTCATTTGAAGATGCAGCAGGCAATTCAAAGGATGACGCCGTCGGGTGTTTATCTAGATGCGGACGGGTTAGCTGAAATTGATTTGGGTAATGGAACAAATTATAATCCTCAGGAAGCATTAAACATGTACTTCCAAACAGGTTCTATAATTGGGAGATCTTTAACTGTTGACGGAGAAATGAATCCTGGTAAAGTGCCTATACAAGAATTACCGGGCGGCGGTGGAAATCAAGTACAAATTTTAATCGGTGCATATAATCAATATTTGCAAATGATGAGAGATGTTACTGGATTAAATGAAGCAAGAGATGGCACGGACCCAGACCCTAAAGCATTAGTGGGCGTACAAAAATTAGCCGCAGCTAATAGTAATGTCGCTACAAGGCATATATTAGATGCTAGTATGTTTATAACTACTTGTTTAGCTGAGGCTATTTCGCTTAGAATAAAAGATGTATTAGAATTCCACCCTACAAGAGAAGCTTTTATAAGCGGTATAGGTCAGTTTTCCGTAGGAGCTTTAGAAGATATGAAAGAATTGCATATACACGATTTTGGTATATTTTTAGAAATAGAACCTGACCAAGAAGAAAAAGGATTATTAGAAGCTAACATACAAACTGCATTAGGACAAAATGGTATATTTTTAGAAGACGCTATTGATATTAGAGAAATAAAAAATACTAAGTTAGCTAATCAACTTCTTAAAATTAGGAGAATAAGAAAGCAAGCCGCTGATCAACAGCAAGCACAAGCGGCAAGTGTTGCACAAGCGGAAGCCCAGGGCCAAGCACAAATACAAATAGAGCAAGCTAAAGCTCAAGCAGAACAAGTTAAAGCTTCTTCAAAAATACAAATATCAACTGCAGAAAGTGAACTTGATATTAAAAAATTAGAAGTAGAGGCCAGAACAAAAAGAGAATTAATGCAATTTGAATATGATCTTAACGTTAAATTAAAAGCAATGGAGCTAGATGCTCAAAAACAATTAGTAGATAAGCAAAGCCAAACTCAAAAAGAAGTTGCTGATAAAAAAATGTCAGCAAGTACTATAGCTGGACCGCCAGCAACGAATAAACCAAAAAAATCTTTTGAATCTAAAGGTAATGATGTTCTTGGTGGAATTGATTTATCAAGATTTGAACCAAGATAATTTTTACAAACATTTTTATTATATATTATTATGGAACAAGAAATACAAGTTAAAGCTGTAGAAGAAAAACAAGAAACTTCTACACAAGAAAAAGAAGCTGCAGTAATTGATAATGCAGTAAAAGAAGGTGAGGTTGACCCTGAATATGGATTACAATCAGACGGAGTTTATAAAATTAATTTAGATAATCCCCCAAAATTAAAAGAAGATGCCGTTCAAGAGCAAAGCACAAATGAGATATCTGTACGCGACGGATCCGAAACTAGCGAAGAGGTACAAAAAGAAAACAAAGAGGAGTCTAAAGAGCCTGCCGGAGAAAATAAACAAGAAGAAAACAATCAAAGTAACGAAGAAGAACAGGGGCAAGAAATAGAATCTCCTTTAGAACTTGTTACAGATGAAAAAAATACAACTGACAAGGCACGAGTGGATTCAAGCTCTGAAGACACCGAACCCGTACAAGAACAAGAAAAAATATTACCGGAAGCTGAAACACAAAAGTTTCCAGAAAATGTAGAAAAGTTAATAGAGTTTATGGAAGAAACCGGAGGATCACTTGAAGATTATGTTAATCTTAATAGGGATTTTTCAAAAATGGATAATATAACTCTTTTAAATGAATACTACAAATCAACTAAGCCACATTTAAACAGCGAAGATATTAATTTTTTAATGAGTAAAAACTTTGCATACGACAATGAGGCGGACGACCCTTCCGATATAAAAGCAAAAAAATTAGCTTTTAAAGAGGAATTGTATAAAGCACAACAACACTTTGATGGTTCAAAAAAGAAATATTATGCTGATCTTAAGTTAAGAAAGCAAAACGATATTCCTGATGAATACAAAGAGGCTGTTGAGTATTATACCGAACAATCGCAATTGTTAGAAAACCAAAAACAATTACAAAAAGATTTTAAACAAAAAACTGATAATGTTTTTAATAAAGAATTCAAAGGTTTTGATTTTCAGGTTGGTGAAAACAAATACAGATTTAAAGTTGAAAATCCTTTAAAAGTAAGAAAGTTTCAAGATGATATAAGTAACTTTGCTAAATTATATTTAGATAAAAAAGGGAATATATCTGATGCTAAAGGTTATCATAAAGCACTTTTTGCTGGCAGAAATGCCGATAAGATAGCTTCACATTTTTATGAGCAAGGCCGTGCCGACGCTATAAAAGAAGCTGCCCGTAAAGCAAAAAATATCGACATGAACCCCAGGCAAGATAATTCTCAAATAGTTACACCATCTGGACAAAAAATAAAAGTTGTTTCAGGAAACAGCTCTGATAAATTGCGCATTAAATTTAACAAATAACTTAATTTTAAAATTTTTTACAAATGGCTTTTACAAGTGGAATTCCTGCTGCCTTACAACCAACGCAAACTAAGGCATTATATTCAGGAAATTATATCGATTTCACTGATTCAAGTTTTAATCAGTGGGCTCAACAATTTTTACCAGATGTGTACGAACAAGAAGTTGAAAGATATGGAAACAGATCTATCGGTTCTTTTTTACGTATGGTATCTGCGGAAATGCCTTCAACTTCAGATCAAATAATTTGGACTGAGCAAGGTAGATTGCATACAAGATATGCTAATATAGAAGGACATGGTACTAATGCTACTATGCCAACTTCTGGAACAACTCCTATCAATGTTGCAGCTAATGCAAATGGTGGTGGTGTTATAAACTTTTTTGTTCCTGCAGCTTCTCAGCCTTCTAGCTTAGGGATTACATCTCAAGCTACTACAGCTGTTAACTTCAGAAAAGGGCAACAAGTTATGGTACAAGTTCAAACTTCAACAACATCTGCTGTTGGAGATCCAGCTTTTCCTGTAATTAAAGGTATTGTAACTAATGTATCTGGACAGTATTTTCAAATCAAAGCTTATAAAGCGCACGGTCAAATTGCTACTGCTAAAAGAGTAACTGCTTTAGCTTATGGTTCTGAATTTGCAAAAGGATCTTCTAACTTTACTGAAAAATTAGATCCTAGCTATGCTACATTTAAAAACAGCCCTGTTATATTAAAAGAACACTATTCTATTAGTGGTTCTGACACTGCACAGATTGGCTGGATTGAAGTTACTTCTGAAAATGGAGCTAGCGGATATTTATGGTATTTAAAGTCTGAGCACGAAAACAGATTGAGATTTGAAGATTACCTTGAAATGTCAATGATTGAAGGTGTTGAGCAGGCTAATACTGGCGCAACTTTAAATTTTTACGATTCTAACATCACTGCTACTGCAAAAGGTTCTGAAGGATTCTTCGCTGCTATTGAGGCAAGAGGAAACGTATATTCAGGATTTGGTGCACAAGCTGCTGGTGGTGGCGCATTAACTGATTTTGATGCTGTATTAAAGCAATTAGATAAGCAAGGTGCTATTGAAGAAAATATGCTTTTCTTAGATAGAAATCTTTCTTTAGAAATTGATGATATATTAGCACAACAAAACGGTGGCTATTCTGGCGGTACATCTTTTGGTGTATTCAATAATAGCGAAGATATGGCGTTAAATTTAGGATTTACAGGCTATAGAAGAGGTTCTTATGACTTCTACAAAACAGACTGGAAATACTTAAACGACTTTTCAACTAGAGGTGGTTTTGATGAAATCGAAGGGGCTTTAGTTCCTGCGGGTACTTCAACTGTTTATGATCAAGTTCTTGGTCAAAACATTAAAAGACCATTCTTACATATCCGATACAGAGCTTCTGAAACTGAAAACAGAAAGATGAAGTCTTGGGTTACTGGATCTGTAGGTGGGCCATCAAGTTCTCCAATAGATGAAATGAGAATGCACTATTTATCTGAAAGATGTTTAATCGTTCAAGGTGCAAACAATTTCGTATTATTTAAGAATGCTTAATATTTATATAAGTTTTACCCCCGTGTATTATCGGGGGTAATTCTTATTAACAATTATATTATATTATATTATGAAAACAAAAATTAAAAATCCCTCTACTGTAAGCAATTGGGATATAAAAGATAGAACATATATTTTAACTGGAGGTAAAGCTCCACTAACCTGGACAATTCAATCAAGGCATACGGCAAGAAAACCTTTATTGTGGTTTGATGAATCAGCAGGTGAGCAAAGAGAAATTAGGTACGCTACGAATCAAAAAACAGTATTTGTAGATGAACAAAAGGGTAATGCAACTCTATCGCACATTGTATTTACAGACGGTATATTAGAAGTTTCTAAACAGCAACAAGCTTTACAAAAATTAATGTCTATTTATCATCCACAAGTTGATAAATTATGGGTAGAAGTAGACGAAGAAGCACAAGCTTATGATGAGGTGTCAAATATTGAAGTTGAATTAGAAGCTTTAAATTTGGTTAGAACATTAGATGTAGAGCATTTAGAAGCTATAATGAGAACAGAATTAGGATCGTCAGTGTCAAGCATGAGCACTAAAGAATTAAAAAGAGATGCTTATTTATTTGCTAGAAGAGACCCTAACTTGTTTATAGAACTTTCTAAAGACGACGACATCAAGCTGCGTAATTTAGCAAACAGAGCTGTTGAACTAGGTATTATAGAATTAACAGATGAAAATACAATATTTAGATTTTCTAATGGCAAAAAAATAATGCAAGTACCTTTTGATCAACATCCTTATGGTGCTTTAGCACAATATTTTAAGACAGACGAAGGCGTTGATTTAATGAAATCAATTACAAAAAAATTGTCTTAATAAAAATGATATAAGGCAAGAAATTAGCCTTATATCAACTAATTAAAAATAAAATAATGGCAATAAATATAAATGATGTTTATCAAACAGTATTAGTAATAACTAATAAAGATAATAGAGGATATATTACACCTGAAGAGTTTAATAGACTTGCAGATCAAGCTCAAAATGAAATATTTGAAAGTTATTTTGCAAGAGAGTCTGGTTATGAATTAAATGCAAATATACAAAGTGATTTTGCAGACCCTGTATTAAATACTTCTGAAAGAATAAATGTTTTTTATGCAAATGCTAATTTAACTAAATCTAATAATACGTTTGAATTTCCTACTGATTTTTATAGGCTAGGCGTTGTAAATGTTTCAAATACAGTTGATAATAAAACAACAATTAGCACTGCAGATTTTGTTGCACATGAACAAATCAAATATGTTAATTTATCGCCATTAACAGCACCTGTAAATACTCAACCTGTTTTTACTTTTATAGGCGAAACAGGTATTAGAGTATATCCAGATACTATTACATCAGGTGTTGATATAGATTATATAAAAATACCTCAAAAACCTAAATGGGGCTATTTAATGCCAACAGCTTCTCAAATAGCTGCTGGTGTTCCAAATGAGCCTATATATGATAGTACTGCGTTTAATCCAGCCTCAGATGATTATAATGCAACCACTAAATCATATGATTTTAGATTGCATCCTTCAGAAAAACATTCTTTAGTAGCTAAAATACTTTCATATGCGGGTGTAACTATTAAACAACCAGATGTTTCTGGATTTGGACAAGGTAAAGATCAACAACTTCAAGCAACTGAACAATAATGGCAATATCAAGAAAACCTTTAGATGTAGATAATTATTCCGCTTTAGATGGTGGAACAGGATTAGCTATACCAGGATATTATAGTAGAGTGCATCTTAATGATATAATAAATAATTTTATTATTGCATATGTAGGTGATGGAAAAGTTTTAACAAAAGTTCCTAGATATGAAGTAGCTTTTTGGGCTCAAAGATCAGTACAAGAATTTAGTTATGATATATTTCATTCAGAAAAAACCATTGAAGTTGAATTAAGCAATACTTTACAGATGTCGTTGCCATCAGATTATGTAAATTATGTTAGTATTTCATTTACAGATTCTTTTGGTAATTTAAGAACTTTACAACCTAGTAGAACAACAAAACCTACTAAAGCTGTAGCACAAGATAACGAATATAAATATTTATATGATAGTGAAGGAAACGTAGTTTTTAGAGAAACATCTGACACATTATCACGTTATCAAAAAGTTGATAGAATAATTAGAGCTGAAGACGCGCAAAATTACTATGATGGATATTATGATAATGACGACTATAGCTATTTTGGAAGAAGATATGGAATAGAGCCTGAAAGACAAAACTTTAATGGAAGTTATGTTTTAGATTTAGAAGCTGGTAAAATATTTTTTGATTCAGCTTTTGAACAAGGATCTATAATAACATTAAGATATATATCAGACGGTTTAGGAAATAATGGAGATTTTGATAATGTTTTTGTTCCTAAATTAGCAGAAGATGCTGTTTATGCAAACATATTATATAATTTAGCTAAATTAAGACCCGTAAGTGCGGGTGCCGCTCCCTTATATAAAAAAGAAGCAAGTGCTAAAATGCGTAATGCTAAAATTAGACTTTCTAATATGAAAGTTGAAGAAATAGCACAAGTATTAAGAGGTAAATCTAAATGGATTAAACATTAAAATATGCCAGAAATTAAAAGGCTATTCAATGCAAGCCGAATGAATCGAGACCAGGATGACAGACTTGTTCAACCTGGCGAATACCGTGAGGCTTTAAACATAAATGTAAGTAAATCAGAAGGCTCCGATATGGGGGCGGTTGAAAATCTTTTAGGTAATAAAGAAATAGTGACTACAAACATTACTAATGCTAAAGTTATTGGTAGCCTCCGCGATAATGGTAATGAAAAAATATATTATTTTATTACCAATAATGACAGCTATGATCATTCAAATAGTAGTTCAAAACAACATCAGATAATTGAATATGATCAAAAAGCAAATAAATCCATAGTTTTAGTAAATAGTAATTCTTTAAATTTTCATACTGAATTTCCTATAACAGGTGTAAATCTTGTGGACACACTATTATTTTTTACAGATGATAGAAATTATCCTAGAAAAATAAATGTAGATACCGCAAGAAATGAACCTGGTAAATATAATTCAGCATCGGATATAGATAATCTTATATCTGTAGCTAAATTTGCGCCATATGAAGCTGCTGATATATTAGCATTATCAAACACTGATGAAACAGGTTCAGTAATTACTTCTAATTTTTTAGAAAATAAATTAATAAGATTTTCATATCGTTATCAATTTGATGACGGTGAATATAGTGTATTAGCGCCATTTACACCTATTTGTTTTTCAAGATTAGGTAACCCTGATGCTATAAGCACAAGTAGTATTGCTGATTTTGGCGAAATTGAAACATTTGTAAATGCTGTAAAATCTGTGCAGCTGGCGGTATCAATACCAACAGGATATGGTATTACTGGTGTAGAATTAATATATAAAGAAACAGGATCATCAACGTTATATGTTGTAGAAGATAAAACAGTTACTACAGAATCTTCAGTAAACTTTTTTTACAAATCACAAGATCCTTTTAAAACATTACCAGGAGATCAATTAACAAGAGTATCAGATGCAGTACCAATAAAAGCTAAATCACAAGAATTAGGTGGCGGAAGGCTTATATATGGTAATTTTTTACAAAATTTTGATATACCAGATATTTCATTTAGTGTTTCAAGAACAGGTGAAACGTCTGCTAGGTATGCAACATTAGATACTTCTATGTCTGTAAAATCTAGGCGCACATACCAAGTTGGTATTGTATTAGCAGATAAGTTTGGTAGGCAATCGCCTGTAATATTATCTTCTACAGGCAATGATACGGTATTTATAGATGCTACAGCAGGAAATGCAAGCAGCACTAATGTTTTTAATGCATTAAGAGTATCTTTTTCATCAGCTGCCGTATCAACATTAAAAGCTCTTGGTTGGGCTTATTCATATAAAATAGTTGTAAAACAAAGAGAGCAAGAATATTATAATTGGATTTCTGTTCTTACTGGTGCAAACGTCATTGCAAGATTAGGGGATAGTATAAATAAAGTACCTAGAGATCAAACTGCTGTAATACCACCAAGCACAAGCAGTACAATATCGCCTTGTGATGTTTCTGTATATCCTAAAATACTAAATGGTACTAATCAAATAACGTCTAGTCTAACAAAAGTACAATCAATTAATAATCCTGCAGGTACAGCTAATGTACCTACTGTAACAGACGCGGGTGCTTCAGTAACATCTGGTGTTTCTGTATATGAAACAGAACCTGTTGAATCAGATTTAGATATATTTTTTGAAACATCTACAGGCGGTGAAATAGAAGATTTAGCTAATACAGGGGCAACTATTGATGTTAGATTTTTTAATTGTTATTTATTAAATTTTACAGCGGGTACGCATATAGAAGTAAATAGATTAAGGGCTGGTTTTAATGAAAAAGCCTTTGATGTAGGAGTCAGGGCTTATGTTGTAAAAGAAAATTTTGCTGAAGAAAGAAGATTTAATACACTTATACATTCTAGCGGTTTATTTAATTCAAGAACTAATGTTAATTATATAAATCAATTTAACGAAGCTGAAGGCGGGTTAACTATTTCTTTAGATCCTCAAGATGGATCTATACAAAAGCTTTATGCTGATGATACACAAATAGTAATTTTTCAAGAAGATAAACTATCTAGATCACCTATAAATAAAGATTTTATATATTCAGCTGAAGGTGGTGCGGTACCTGTAACTAGTAATACACAGTTTTTAGGTACTATAGCTCCATATGCAGGTGATTTTGGTATATCAAAAGATCCTCAATCTTTTGCATCTTACGGTTATGCAAGATATTTTACAGATAAAAATAGAGGATCTGTATTAAGATTATCTCAAAATGGTATTGTTGAAATATCTAATTCAGGTATGGGTGACTTTTTTAGAGATTCATTAAGTAATTCTAAAGAAATTATAGGGTCTTATGATGAATACCACGGATTATATAATTTAACAATTATAGGAGATTGCTATAGTAGTAAAACTGATACAAACGTAGCTACTGCATCTGATGACTATTTTACAATATCATTTGATGAAAATGCTAAAGGATGGCCTAGTTTTAAATCATTTAAACAAGAAAATGGTTTAAGTTTAAATAATAAATATTATACTTTTAGTTCTGGTAAATTATATGAGCATAATTCAGAGGAAGTAAATAGGAATAGTTTTTATGGGGCAACATCTGCAGATTCTTATATAGAACCTATATTAAATGATAGTCCCTCTCTTGTTAAAACATTTAACAATATAAGTTATGAAGGTACGTCCGGTTGGGAATTAGATTTTTTAAGAACTGATTTAACGGACATTGGAACTATACCTACTACTACTAATTGTTTTGACATTTCGTTACAAATTACGAGAGCTAACACTAATGTTGGTGCTAATACGTTAATAACAGGCGAAAGGGTTGCAAAAGCTAAGCAAGGAGAAACAGTTACTTGGGCTGTATTTGTAGAACCAAAAAACGCTAATTTTAAATTTAATTCAGTATCTGATGTTACCTTAACTTATTCAGGTTCTCAAACTATTAATATAACAAACCCAACAGTTATTGTTGATGGTAAGTTGGTATTTAATATAAGTTATACTGTTGGCACATCAAATCAAATAATTGAACTAGCTGTTGGTGGTACAGGTGCATCTCTTGCATTTACTGTAGCACTTCTTAGTATAAGTGTAGGTGATTCTGTTTCAGATGCATCAGTTAGCCCGACTCTTGCAGAATTGGCTTCAGGGGCAACATCACAAAACATAATAATAGCACCTACAAATACACATTTTATAAACCCTTACAATATTGTAGTAGGCACGGGCTCATTAAACGCCTTAAATGCAGCAGCTATAACAGGTACTGAAACAATACCGGTCAAAGTTGTGGCTTATGCGGGTGCTGGTAATAAATATACATTAGATGGTATAAGACAGGACAGTATTGCGCTTACTATTGGAAAAACATATAAATTTGATCAATCTGATAGTTCTAATGCAGGGGGTGGAGGGCATGGAATAAGATTTAGCACAACGCCTAATGGTACTTGGAACGGAGGTCTTGAATATACTGATGGGGTAACAGTAATAGGTACTGCTGGTCAAGCTGGTTCTTATACTCAAATAGTTGTAAGTTCATCTACTACTAGCCCATTATATTATTATTGTGTAAATCACTCAGGCATGGGAGGTAATATTATTACAACAACTTTACCATACACGAGACAGAATAATCAAATAACTTATAATGTTCCAGTTACAATGCCTTCCTCCCCTACTAATGAAAATATGACTTTTTCAGGTAGTGCTACAGCATTATATAATTTAACATGGGCTACTCCTTCTACAGGTACTTTAACTCTTCCTTCAGGAACATCAGTTGGTAATGCTTACACAATAAGTCCATATGTTGCTGAAAGCCAACGTACTGCTGTTATTAAAATGTTAGTTTCAGGAACAACTAAGGTTATGTTACCAAGTTCATTTGCTGTTTCTTATAATGTAGAAGATACAACTATAACTGAAATAACCGGCTTTACAACAGCTTATACACAAGATTATTATCAGGCACAAATTGTATTACCTAAAATATATGAAAATACAACAGCTACCGCAACAATAACAGGTGCTGGCGAAGTAACAGCGGCTATGGGAACTATAGCTAGCTCTCATACTTTTAACGCAAGTAGTAATAGTAATTTAGTTATAGGTGATGTAGCTAGTGAAAAAGCTAATATAGTTATTAAAGCAACACCTAATCAAAATTGGATATATTTATCTGCTGCTACAACACAAGGAACAGCTGTAACACCAACAAGTTCAAATGTTGTTATAGTTGACCCTGACGATATTAATATATATGGAGGTAATTATCCTTTTGCAATTAATGTTGCTGATAATACAACTGGAAGTTCTAGAACGGGTACAGTTATAATTGAAAAATATAATACTAGAGTTACAGGTGTAAGCTCGCATACAATAAATATAACACAAAATGCATAATGAGTACAATAATAACATTTCCGTTTCAAGAAAAAGAAGGTAAATATTTTACTCCAATAGTATCACAACAAACAGTATATACTAGTAATGCTGGTGCTATTTCAGCCAATTCAACTAAATTAGTTTCTGGCGTAAAAGGGGTTTTTATGAAAGTAAGATTAAAACTTACTGGTACTAATGCACAAACACAAAAAGAATTATATGCAATTAATTCTGAATCAGTTTATTCATCAAATTAAATTATATGAAATTACAAGTAAGAAAATTACAAGAATCTGACTGGGACTTTTTACCGTCCTGGTGGGAAGCTTATAAACAAGAGCCAATACCAAGAGACTTTTTACCTGGTGCTTTTCAGGTTAATTGTCAATGTAATGGTGAAGTTGAAAAAAGAGAAGGCTTAGGTGGCTTTATGGTTTGCAAAGGAAATGATTCTATTGCTGCTATGTGGCTATATATGACAAATAGTAAAACTGCAATTCCAGCTGTAGTAATTAGCGATAAATCGTATAAAGATACTGACAGAAGTGATGCATTGCAACTTTTATTAGATTTTACAACAGATTTTGCTGAAGACTTAGGCTATAAATATGCTTTTGCATGGGCAAAACCTGGTGTGTTATTAGATAAATATAAAAATGCAGAATATACGGTTGATAAAACACCGTCATATGAATTAATACTAAAATACTAATGGGAAAAATTATAGGTGCAGTTGGTTCTTTGTTCGGCGGTAGAGCAAGAAGACGCGAACAAAGAGCTGCAGATAAAGAATATCAACAAGCGAGAGATAATTTTAGAAATTTTAATACTAGAAATTTTGGAGATGAAGCACAATTTTCTAGTTTAGGTGCTGATGACGCTCGTGGGTTTGACGCTATAACAGGCCAAGCCGGCACATTAGGACCTGCTGGTCAAGCAGACCTAGCCACATTAGCAGACGCACAGGGTTATGATTCGCAGGGTTATGATGCTACGGGTTATAGTGCTGCTCAAACAGATGCGGGTCAATTGCTTAGAGGCGAAGATGCAGGGCTTACTAATACAATGCGTAATTTGCAGGTATCTACTGCTGGCGCCGAAATGGCCGCACAAGAAGCAGATCAAGCATTAGCGGCATCACAGGATCTTGCTGCACAAGCAGGCACTGGTGCGGGAGGTGCTACAGCACTAGCTGCGCAAGCTGCTAAATCAAAAGCGGGAATTTCAGCAGATATAGATAGACAAGTAAAAGCTAATGAGCAGCTTAGAGCTCAGGGTGAATCAGAATTACAAAGATCTCAACTTGCACAAGAAAATTTAGCTTCAAATTTTGATTTAGGACAACAACAATATAATGTTGGCCAAGATAACCAAGCAAGACAATTTACAGCTCAAGCTCAAAATAGAGCTGCTGAATTTGGTGCTGATGCCGCTAATCAAGCCGCTAGATTTGGTGCTGATGCTCAAAATACTTTTGCTAGAGATAGATTTACACAAGCAAATCAAATGGCACAATTTAATGTTGAACAAGGAAATCAATTTGCTTTACAACAATTTGGTGCAGATAATCAATTTGGTTTAGCTAATATGGATGCACAAAATAGAGCTGCTGAGTTTGGTTCTAATGCAGCAAACCAATTTGCATTACAAAATCAAAGATCAGCAAATACATTTTCGCTCGGTAAAGCGGGACTACAGTTTGCGGGTCAAGATAGGCAATATGCACAACAAGGTGATCTTTTATCGCTTGCTAATTTGAGAAAAAATAAAGCGGATCAAGCAAGGCAACAAGCAACCGGTGCTTTATTAGGGGGTATAGGGCAATTAGTGAATCCTTTAGGAAGTAAAATTGGTGAATTATTGGGAAAAAAATGAAAAATACTAAAAAAAGCCCTTTAACAAGACCGGGAATGATTGCCCAGAAATTAGGATTTGGCCGAGTGCCAGATACTATAGACCAACCTTTTGATTATGGAGCCGTTGCTAAAGATATTGATGAAAGTATATCCGTTGGTAGAGAGCGAAGAAGACAAAATGAAATAGACAAAAGAAGAAGAGCTACTTATGGTTTTATGCAAGCTAAGCAAGCGCAAGGCTTAATGATACCTTCAGATAGCGGATATGCTGCTATAGATAGCTATGCTGCAGGCGTAAGTAGAGATTTAGCAGATAGAGGTTCTCAATTAGTTACAGATCTTGAAAACGGAAGAATATCAAGTGCTGAATTTGGTAGACTATATGGTACATTACAAAACCAAGTTGGCCAAGTAAAACCTTTACTTGAAGGTTTACAAACCGCTTTTGCTACATATGCAACTGACAATGCACAAGGTGTTATATCAAATGCTAACGGTAAAGAAAATGAAGCATTTTTTCAAGCAGGTATTGAAGGTAAAGGAAGGTTAGAACTAGATGAAAACGGTGTTGTTGTTTTTGTAGGTGAAAGTGCTGATGGACCTTTTAGTATTCCAGCCACTCAATTAGCTAAAATGCCAAGGCCTATTAAAAAAGTTGATAGCTTTGCTTCTTTAACAAAAGCTACAGCTACTACACTGGGTACACCCACAGAGCAATTTGCTATTGATCCTGTAACTGGTAAACCTACAGATAAAGCTATTATGGCTAGTGTGCCTGTAGACCTTAGAAATACAGAATTTTCAACCGCAGTAAGATCAAGTTTTGATGCTTTTTTAGATACTAACGGTATGAACGGTTTAAAATCTTTAGCAGTAGATCACGGTGGTTTTACATATGATGAGATGGAAGAAATGTCTAATAGTGGTCAGTATCAACCAACAATGGAAGACTTCACAGCAAATGAACTTAATGAGGTTCCGGGCATTGAAGAGCTGGCTAATGAAACTTTTGCTAACAAATTAGAGTTTGAAATGGAAAAGTTATGGATAGCGAATACGGCTGCACAAACTGTAGATAA